CCCGTTTTTACGGCAAGTGTTCCGATAGCGGCAATTCCCGTTGAAACCGGGAGCAACTTTGTACCAACGCCGGAGATTTTATCGCCAACGTCCTGAAACTTTTTTCCGGTTTCGGACAGCTTAACCAACGCCGTTCTGGATTCACCTGCTTGTTGCTCCAGTTTCTTTAGGTCGTTTTCTGTTTGCTGGATTTCCCGTTGCAACGCGTCATATTGTTCCGGGGAAATCGGATGTCCGAACTCATCATCTACCTGTTTTGCGGCTTCTTTTAAGTCTTTAAGTTCGGTTTCTGTTGATTTTATTTTACTTTGTAAAACATCGTATTTCTCTTGAGAGATTTTTCCGTCAGCAAGTTGCTTTT